ATTTTCTCAGGAGCAGTATCCTTATCACAGCTATATATGATTAAGTCACTTAACTTGAGTGGGTATTTGTTGGAGTCACTCAAAGATGTGTCTAACATGAACTGCAATGCAAAACCTGAACGACCATATGAAAGCTCTCTTTCCAACAAGTCTTCATCGTCAAACCGTTTAGGGTCTGTAGGAAGCCCATACAGAGCCTTTTGCTCCTTTTGCATAGAATCATACAAGAGAGGTGCTAACCTACCCCCATAGGCTTTCTCTGCTCGTTCTAGAGTAGGGTAACGTGCTGTCCATATCCTCATGTCATAGCCACGAGTAAGCAGTATGTTGTATAAGGACATCTCATTCTGAGGTGTACCTAAGTAAATAATCTTTCCATCAGGCTTTAACACAGCATCAAATTCTTTAACAGTCTCATACAGCTTCTCTCTCATCATGTGAGTCATAGAATTGTTAGGGACTTCTACGTCATCTGCAATGATTATGTCTGCTCTAGAACCTGTTAGCTGTCCTGTGACCCCTACGGACTTCACTGAGGGACTTCCAGAGGCTTTGGCTGGTGCAACATCAAAAGCTATCTTAGACCATCTCTGACCGTCTCTAGCAACGAGGTGTTGGCACATAGGAAGCTCAACAATGATACGTTGTGTAAAGGTTGAGAAGTCATCTGCACGTGCTTTAGAAGCTGATACAACCATAAACTTTAGTTCAGGGTTAAGTAGTAGCTGATGTACTACGTATGCAGCAGTGATGTAAGACTTACCTACACCACGAAAAGCTTCTATTATGCTACGTTTTGGACTGTTCTGCAAGTAGTGAGCTATGTCATACTGTATTGGAGTGGGTTCAGGTAAGCCTAAGTGTGACCATACAAGGTATGTAAAGTTTCTAAAATCTTTAAGTTGTTCTGGAATGTTAGTCATCGTACACCACGTGTAAAGGATGGTCATGTGTATCTTCTGCTTTAGCCCATACAGCATTGATAGGAGCTACGTTAAACTGAAATGTAACTTCGTGTGTTTTATGATTAGAAGTTGCTCCATCTATAACAAAACCACTTGTAGGAGCTGTTGTATTTGTACCAAATCCTACCTCAATTTGATGTGAGTCTGCATTATTCTGTATCATTAAGTAAGTACGTTGAACATTTGTGTCTATTAGTTTAGTCCAGTTACCTCCTGTTAAAGTTACAGTAATATGTTTTAGTGTAGCATTTGGTGCTTCTCTCATTGTAATTTCTCTCCTACATCAAAGGGTAGCTCATGTAATAAACTAGCCATAGGATTGTCTGACGTTATGACATCTAAGGATGCTCCATTATCTTTAAGAAATTTAACAGCTACTGATAGCTCACTGGCTGTTGCCTCTCCACTACGTACACGTAGGAGTAACTGTTGAGTTACTTCCTCATGTAGCTTATCTATTGTTTTTCTATCTGCTGACATTATGTTTTCTTCTTGTACTTATCTGTCTTCTTTTTCTTAGGAAAACCTGCTTTCATGTTTGCGTATGACTTAGCTGATACTGTACTCTTTGACTTGGGTCTAGATATACCAAGCTTCTTTCTTCTGTTAATGTTTTCATAAAGACTCATTTTTTCAACCTATATACTATGTTAATAGCTGTGTTTGCACAGACAGCTAGTAGTGTTAATATTTGTAAGAATATACTTATTATCTCAACTTCCATTATTTAGTTATACCTTTTATCTTCTCTGCTGTACGTAATCCACCTAAACCAAGCATACCAAGTAGTACAGTCATAAGACTATCCATGTCAAACACTGGTAAAGCTGGTATGGGTACGTTAAAGTAAGCACAAACAAACATTGTAGCAGGTGCAAATACAAAGTGCCACCCCATTGCAGCAGCTAGTATCCAACCCAGAAAGGGTCTCCAACCTGCAACAAACAGTGACCTGTGCTTGGCTTCTTCTTTGTTAATCTCTAGTTGACCTTTTGCTAACTCCTGTGCATGTTTCTCTGACATTGTTGCAATCTCATGGGCAATCTTTTGCTTAGTATCTGCATCAGGGATAAACTTGTCTAACAGTGAAGCAACTGGTGCTATTAATGCTTGTATCATCTTGTACGTTCCTTAATCTGTTTCCTTCTTAAAGCTTTAACATGTTTGTTGTAGAAGTAAGCATTAATCTTACCAAAGAATTTAGACATACTTAAATAAAAATCTATCATGTAAATTTACCTTTCTGAAGTTCTATACATTTGTAGACAATAGGCTTCATATCTTTTAGTTCTTCTACAATATCCTTTCTCATCTCGTAAGCTCTTTCTATACACTGTTGCTCAGTCTCTAGTTTCTTTAGTGTGTCCTCAAAGGTTATACACATCTTAGGGTCTGCTATAGCACAAGCTATAACAAGAAGTTTAAACATTAGAATCCTCCTTGCAGGAACTTAACCCAAGCTACAATAGCAACTGTACCTAGTACGACTAAAGCAGTGATTGTGGTTATCATTAAGTTTCTGTCTTTTATTCTCTGTTGTTCAGCTAGTTCTTTCTTAATCCTAGCTCTTTCTTGGGCTATTTCTGCTTGGAGTCTTTCCCATTGTCCAGCTTTTCCAAAGTACTGAAAAGCTTTACGCAGTTCATCTCTCATATCTTCTAGAGCTTCTTTCTTAAAGTGCTTTTCTATAGCTGAATCTTCTGCAAAAGAGAACCTACTCTTCTTCTTCTGTGATTCAGCATGTTGAAGATGAGCTTCTCCTTGTGCAAATTTACCAATAGCTGTGGAAAGAGAGCTTAAATCTTTGCCTATTTTTATAGCACCCATAATAGTTTTGTGCCCAGCAGTAATTGCAGCAAAAGCTGATATGGGGTCAAGCATCTCTTTACCTTTCTATTTCATTATTATACTTATCATTAAAGCTACGACAGTAACTGTACTAGCCATGAGCATTGCTTCTAGTCTCCAAAGTCTTTTATCAAGAGCACCTAGTTTATCTTCAACTACTTTGTAACGTATTGCACATTCTTTCTCATGGGCTTCAAGCTCCAGTTGTACTTGGAGTTCAGGCTTCATTTCTAATTTCATCTGGGACAGATTCCTCTTCCTTGTTTAAGGACTGTATCAGTGAGTTAGTAAAAGCATTCTGAGCTACAGTTACTTGGTCTAGTTGAAATCTAAGATTAGCACCCTTGGTTTGTAAATCTTTTATCTGATTGATAAAGTAGGTTTGGTCTTGAGATAAATCCTCTTGATTATACTCTTTACCATCAATAGTGATTACGTTTGATTGTTCAGTCATTACCAAGATACTCCACTTGCTGTTGTTGGATTAGCCATTGCATCTATCTGACTAGCTATACCTGCTTCTATTGATGCCACTTCGTCTGCACCAAGTGCATCTTTAGCCCATCCAATAGCTTGTGTCTCTGTGATATCTGCATATGGTGTTGGTGTACCTACAAGTGTTACACCGACTGTGCCATAAGCTGACCCTGTGTTACCATCTGCGTCTTCATCAGATGCTCTCCAGTGCAAGATAGTCACAATATCTGTGTTGTCTCCCTGCACCAAGTCTCTTTCCATTGTTCCTATTGTCCAAGTTACTGCCATTTTATTCTCCTTTTAATTAGGCTGTTTCTAATGCTACTATTCTAGCTTCTAGTTCTTGTATTGTCTTCACGAGTAAAGGTACAAGCTTGCTTTGGTCTATACCTTGGTATATGGGATTGCCATCATCGTCAACTGCATCTTTTTCACCAATAACAGCTTCTGGTACAACTTCTTGTGCTTCATGTGCTATAAAACCATCTAATGTAGTATTTGGAAATCTTTTAAAATTAAATCTACAAGGTTTGAGTTCTTTTAATCTTGTTGTTGCATTCCAATCTTCTGTTACATTTTCTTTTAATCTGTAATCTGATATTTGATTAAATGAAGTTTGACCAGCATTATTAAAAGTTATACTACCTACAGAATTTCCATTTCCATCTTGAAAACCCATTAAGTAATTTGTTGTGGTAGGTGAATCTTCCCCAGTTTGTATAGCAATACCAAATCTATTAGAGGCATTACCATCATTTATAACTTTAAAAGCATAAGCACCACTAGCATTTGCTGTTAATACAGTTCCTCCATTGCTTCCAATACGCATACGTTCTGTTGTATTAGTAGCAAATATTAAAGGTCTTGTACTATGTGTGCCTAAAGTTACTGAGTTTGTGTCAGCATTGTTTGCAAATGCTTCGTTTACAAAATAAGCATTATAATCTGTACTAGAATTACTTCCACCTAAAGTTATGCTATTTCTAAATTTAGCTATACCATTTACACTTATCTTTCTTTGTGGATTAGAATCTCCAATACCAACATTACCTGCTGATGTTATACGCATACGTTCTGTGCCGTTTTGATAAAGACTTACAGGATGGTTAGTGCTAGACCCTATCCTAATATCACTATCTTGTACTGTCTGTATAAAGGCTTTGGTGCTTTCACTATTAGATTTAACTTGAAAGTTTGTGTGTGATGCTCCCTTTACAGTTAGGGTACTATCAGGGTCTGACTCACCAATACCTACGTTGCCATTATTAAGAACAGAAACCTTAGTACTGTCTTGCATAGAAATATTAAAAACAGGTGAACCAGTTGTACCACCAGTATCCACTTTAATATTTAAATTTCTTGCTCCACTTTGACCACTAAGTTCATGTGATGCTGTTGTATCTGAATCTGTTAATCTCAGTATTGGAATACTTGATTGAATATGCAAAGATGAAGCAGGACTACTAGTGCCAACACCCAATCGCTCTTCACTAGCATCCCAAAATAGCTTTGGTGTTGTGCCTGTGTCCTCGTAGAAGCTGATGTCTCCTGTGTCACGACCAATAGATAATGATTTGTTAGTAGAACCAGCAGTTTTACCACCAATAACGACTTCACTAGAAGCGTCATAAAAACTAAAATGTGCTCCATAGCCAGACGCAGAAGGGTCTTCTATCTCCAAACCACCTATACCACCAATAGATAGCCCATCAACAGTCAATCCACCTGCTGTCACTGTACCTGCTACATCAAGAGTACCACTGAGGTCTGCATCAGTGACTATCTTGGATATGTCTTTTGCTCTTGTCATGCTACACCTCTTGGTTAGCTAAATGTGTTGCATAGGCTGTCTTGATTGCATCTGTATGTACTGCATTGCATATTGCTTGTACTTCTGCACTCTCATTTGCTAAGTCATCTGCACTTATATCAGGTGCTACAACGTGCCTTGAGAAGCTTCTGCTTATCTCTGTGCCATCTCTCTTGATGACTGTGGCAGTTCTTACTTGAACGTGCTTGTAGTCACCTACGATTTCTATTTTGTCTTGTATTATCTCTTCTGTTAAAGCCATTTTTATCTCCTTTTGGTTAATGGACTGACTACCCTATGTCCAATAGGGTTAGGCTGTTGTTTTGTAAGTTATTTCTCCAATGTAATAACCTGTTGACAAAATATCTTGTGTTGCTGAACCAGTTTTGCTTGTCCTCAATCTTAATTCAGATACACTTGTTGTTGTCTCAACAATCGGAGAGCCATCAAAAGTTACTAGATAACATCTTAATGCTCCGACAGAATATTCACTTGGTGTAAAAGGAAGTGCAATTTGCAATGTACCAGAAACTCCAGAAACACTTGAGCAATTAAACTCAAACTGAAAACTAACTAAATTACCAATTTTAGTATATTGATAATCTGCACTACCTGATGTAGTTGCTGTTCCACCACTAGTTCCTGTAATCGTTAAAGTTCCACTTCCCTCTTCATAGTCATCAAGCTTATTAGCTGAACCAGTGCCACCTAAGTATACACCACCTGATAGGTAGAGGTGATTGAAGCGAACACCACTAGAACCTAAATCAATAGACGCATCACGATTTGCAAGACCTGCAACATCCATAGGAACAATAGCATTTGTATCATCTCTAAAACGAATACCAGTATCGCCTTCACCAATATATAATCTGTACCAGTGACCAATACTTCCCACAGTAGAGCCGTCTTTGTGGAACACTGCAATATCGCCGTCAGAGGTTTTTCGGTTAAGACGTAAGACCTCACCCCCATCACGAGTATGATATGTAAATCCATTTGGATTTAACCCATGTCCCACATTTGCACTGTTACTAGAGGTTGCACCCACCAGCAAAATACCGCTGCTGTCTATACGCATACGTTCTGTATTGTTGGTTGAAAATTGCATTGTTGCGGCTTCATAGTTCCAAATAATTGCATCATTTCCTGAAGCACCAACTAAAAATCCATTAGAAGCTCCTGAACCAGTGGTTGAGTTATGCCACATTGCAAAAGAAGAGCCTCCAGAAGAAGTTACATCTAGTTGATATGTAGGACTCACAGTACCCACACCAACCCTATTGTTAGCTGAGTCTACATAAAGTGTGTTTGTGTCTACTGTTAGGTCACCTGACATTGTAAGGTTAGTAATACCAGTGTAAGCACCAGTTATCCTTGCATCAGGAACTGTGCCACTGTCTAGGTTATCTGCGTTTAAACTAGCTACACTAAATGTACCATATGCAACTATGTCTACCTCATCTCCATCAGCTAGAGCTTCTGTAAATGTTACTGTGTCACCACTGGTAATAGTAATATCAGCATCTGACATACGTACACCATTGACGTACACATCTACATAACCTGCATCATAAGCTAGTGTACTGCCATTGGCATCTGCTCCAGTCACACTTGTTGGAGTTCCTGATATATCATAGTGAAACCTAGCTGAAGTTCCGTTAACTGTAGAACCTGCTGCTGCCCAACCACTTGACTTGTATACCTTTAACTCATTAGCTGTAGTATCAAAGTATAAGTCACCTATATCTAATGATGTAGTTGGTGCAGAAGATGCAATACGATAAACTTCACCAAAGTTATTTACTGAAGCAAGGTTGCTTGCCACTGTGTTTACGTTGGCTATAGAACCACCAACATTTGATATTGCATTAGTTGCAGTTGTTCCATCTTCTATATCAGCTAGAGCTTGAATATCTGTACTCAATCCTGCTACTGTGCCTATATCAGCACTATCCCCTGCTACTATAGCTATATTATTAGTAGGACTTATTTGCCCTGCAACTGTATTTACATTTGCTTGATTGGCTGATGTAAGTGTTAACTGTCTCCAAGTTGTATTGGTTAAATCATACACTTTCATTATGTCGTTAGTTGTGTCAAAGTACAAAGCACCATCAAGTAAAGCATTACCATCATTGTCTAATACTGGGTCTGTTGCTTTTGCTCCTAAAAATCTATCATCAAAATTATCAAGGGCAGCTTCTGCTGCTGCTTGTGCATCCTCTGCTAAACCTTGAGCAGTTTGGGCATCAGTAGCAGATTGTGCTGCATTTGTTGCATTTGTACTAGCATTTTGTATTGCAGTTAAGTTATCTGTTACATTCTGTAAATTAGTTGTTTGACCTGCAACTGTAGTCACATCATTTTCTATACCTGCAACTGTAGTTACGTTACCTTGTATATCTGCTACAGTTTGTATAGCATTAGTAGCAACAGTACCATCTGTTATGTCAGCAAGTGTTGCTATATCTGTTACAACAGGAGCTAATGTATTTACATCAGTTATGCTAGTTGCTACTATTCCTATGTCAGCTTCATCAGCTGCCACATCATTAACATCTGAAATGTTAGTTGCAACAGTGTTAAGGTTAGTTGTATTCAAAGAATTTAACTGAGCTTTATCAGCAGGAGTTAACCAAGTATTTTCTAGGTAATCCTTTGTTGCAGCATCTTGAGCATTTGTAGGATTAGCTACATTCTTAATGACTTTGCTTTCTGCATCCCATTTACTATCTATATCTTCTTGGATAGTATCGTCAGTTAAGTCAACAGCTTCTTGCGATGAGTGAAAGATTTGTATGTTAGCATTGTCTAAGTCTTCTTCAGTCAATACTGAACCAGATGCAAAGTCTACAGCTCTTGATGTTAAGTCTGTTGTACGTCTAACTTGTACGACAGTACTACTAGCAGGAGCACTGGTTAATTGTACCTGAGAAGATGAAGGGAAAGTCAAACCTGTTTGAGCTACCCCATCAACTGTAACACTTATCTCACTAGTCGCAGTGTACGTAAAGGGGATGTTAAACGTAGTTGTAACGTTATCCCCAGTGTAGTTTTGATATGATAATGGCATTTGTATTCCTCGTTATTAATGTTGTAACTTTAGGTTTAGTTAGCAAATTCATTAGCTGTAGCATTTATTATCTGCCTAGCTCCATATAAAGATTGATAAGGAAATATCCTTAAAGCTTTTCTCCATTCAGATTCTGTAGCATCTTGGTCATCAAATAAGTTATTAATAGTTGAACCTCCATTAACTAACAAAGAAGCAATAGGAGGAGTTATAGCATAGGAGTTACCATTTAGTACCCCTGAACTTAACTGAGCTATATAACTAAATATAGAAGTCATTCCTATTTGAGCCACAGCACCCTTAAGTAGGTTGCCTGTTTCCATGCGTTCTGCTACATACTCATTAGCATCACTACGTCCAGCAGCATTTAAATGTACTCTAGCTGTATACATCAGAGCACCCATACCCATAGCAGCAGTAAATAACTTAGCTACTGCACCTGCATCTCCATTCATTGTTCTGACAGCTAAACGTTGAGTTTGTTGCTCCATAGATGAAAAGGTAAAGTTTAAAAACTGAAACATTGACCTACCTATCTGAGTAGACTTTAACAATCTATTACTTGTAGATAAATCAGATTCCTGAACATTTGTTCTAGCATCTCTATGACCTATGTTAGCAAAAGCTTCTCTAACATCTTCATCCCACTTTTCAATGTTAAGATTTTTAACAGTTCCATTTGGATTCTTTGTTACAATGTTACGGTTGTTTAATGTTTGTACTATTCTAGCACCCATTTCATCAGATATACCAAGCTGTTGTCTTTTAATCTTAGAGAAAGGTAACTTACCTTTTGCAGCAGCTAAAGCAAACTCATTAGTAAAGTTTATCATAGACATTCTACGTAAAGTCTGTGTAACACCTGTTAAACCAGATAGAAAGGCTACATGTTTTTGAGAAGCATAAGCAAACTTTTCTGTGGCTCTACCTATTTTGTTCCCTGTTGCAGTAGTTATAGTAGCTCCTACATCTTCTGAATCAAAACGTGTAACAGCTGTCCATTTACCTAAATCAACTTCTGCACCTAACCCAAAAAGTTGTACTAATTCTTGAACTAAATTTGGGTCAGCATCTGCTGTACTTAGACTAGTCATAAGTTGTTTATATTGAGGAACAGACTTAAGTAAAGTCATAAAACTATATTCCATCATAACGTTAGTCAACTCCATTAAAGCTGACATACCTGACATACCCATGTTAACAGCAAAAGACCAAGCTCGTAAAGCTACGTTAAGGTCATGTACTGTTTGAGTTTCACTTCTGTTTCCTAATCTACCAGTGATACCATCATACATAAACTGTACTGCATCTAATTCTGCTTGAAACTGGTCTTTTGTAAGGTTTCTTCCGTCTATGTCTTTTAGTATTTTACCTGTAACTAATTCAGAGAAATCAGTACCTTTTACGTTAGTGTTAATCCCATTTCTAGCTAAACCTATAGCACCTGACATTTGAAATATATAAGAGTTTACAAGCTGTTCACCATCTTCTTCTAGTAAATCAGTAAATCTTAAATCTTCTATATCTCCGTTTTTATTAGTAGCTTTAATAACAGCACCTTCACTTAGAATTACACGAGACTGAGCACGTTTAAAAGATTTAGGTGTTTTAGATTGTGTAACAAGGTCTATAATATCATCTATATCTTCTTCAGCAAACTCACCTTTTAAGGCTGCCTCTAAGTCTTCTCTAACCATTGGGTTAGTATCTGTTATACCTGACTTCCTAAATTTAGCACTTATTATAGATTTAGTATAACCCCTAGCAAACTTTCTTATGTAGTCATTAACAGCATCAAAAAGTTCTTCGTCTGTCTTACCTTTTGTTTTACCTCTTTTACCTAATGTTTTTAAAACCTGTTCTTCTATATTAGGTTGTCCTCTACGTATAGCATCCTCAATCAAATCAACGATTACTTCGTCATCAAATTTATCTCTAACGTTCTTAACTTTTAAGTCGTTAAATAAACGTGTTAAATAATTACGATTATCGTCTATTTGTTTTTTTGTAAGACCTACAACATCTGCTTTCACTCCTAAATAACCTAAATCATCTAGAACTTTTCTAGCTATTTCTCCTATCTTTGTTACTTCAGGAGCTACGTTTGTATCAATGCCTCTTAAATAACGTGACAAAGCTGTATTAAATTCCTCTTCAGTTAAGCCTGTTCTCTTAATAAACTTAGACCTTTCTCTTGGAAGTATCCCTGCAAGTTGTGCACGGTATTGACCTTGTAATCTGCCCATTACTTCTGTGACTGAACCTGCATTAGTAACTCTACTACTATTAGAAAAACCTGCTACGTTCATACCTAGAGTATTACCTGCCCATCTTACTGAACCCAAAGGAGAGTTCATCATTCTTGCACCTACTGATATTAGTTTACGTAAACCAAAAAGACTGTAACCAGCTTGTTTAGGTGTTAACTGCATCTCTTCAAGAGTAGGAGGAGTTGTGTGTCTATTAGTGTTAAAAGTTCTACCAGCTTCTGTGAAAGAAGGGTCACTTAGTTCTTTATCTATAATTTTGTTAGCAAGTGTTCCTTCATTAAAGGCATCATAAAATAAACTTTCTGATGGTGTAAGTTTCTGACCTAACCTAAATTTATTATCAATAGTTGCACGTTGCCCTGCCTTTCTAAAAGCTGTTATACCTGCATTTAAACCACCACCTATAACTGCTCCTGCTCCTCCTGCTATAAGAACATCATTAAAATCTATGTTATATCTAACATCATTTCTAATAGCTTCAAACGCAGCATTTTCACTTGCACCTACTAAAGCACCAATCTTAACGGCTCTTTTAACATCATAAGCTCTTTTGACAACACCTGCAGTAAGAGCAGCTGCTCCTCCTATTGGAGTTGTTGTAGCTGAAGCTAAAGCAGTAGTACCAGCTATGATTGCCCATTCAGCTGGGTCAAACATCATAGCAAATATTCTACCTGTAGTTCCCTTCCAACCTGCTGCATCTAAGTCTGCTAAGTTTTTCTGAGTAGCTAAGTTAATCTTTCGTTGCTTCATAGCTGTGTTAAAACCATAAGCACTAGCATTCTCTAATACGTCTATAGCTGCATCAGTTTGTAAACCATCTGTTAACTCTTTAATAAGTTCAGGAGTGAAGTTAGTCACAGGTACGTCATTTACCACTTCCAGCTTGTCTGCGTGGTCAGAGATAGCTGATACAAGGCTATCTTCTTTGTAGCCTATTCCTACACTTTCCCAGAAGCCCTGTATCTCCTTACCTTCTGCCATCTTTCTTTGTTGATTTAGTAGGACACTTTCTTGAACAGTGTTAACTATAGGTATAGTAGAATCTTTAGCTACTACTGACTCTAGTCCTAAATCTTTTAACAACATTTCCTGAGACATTTACATTTCCTTTTATTTATAATGATAGCTCAACATCACTTACAGCATTAGCCATTTCAAAAGCACGTTCTTTAGTTTGTTTAGCCCATTTGTTTAAGACAACTTTACCATCTTTAGTTCTACTATACAACATTTCAAACTTAGCTTTAGCTAGAGCTTCTTCTTGTTGAGGAGAACCTACTTCATATTGTCCTGCTTCTTTAATAGCAGCTGTAAACTTTTTCCAAGTCTTTGGAATATTAGTTACACCTAATTGATAACCCATACTAATGATAGCTGATTGTGCTTCTTCAGGTATGTTTCTAAAACCTTGTATTTCTTTGTCTAGATAGTTACCAATCTTCTGCACCTTTAACTTAAGAACTTGAGTAGCTTCTTCTTTTGTGACATTGTTAATGTCTTTAATCAAAGCTTTCTCATCATCTTCTAGAGCAGGTAAGTAGAAGCCAAAACCTACTGATTTATTCTTACCATCTTTGTAAGGGGTACTAGAGAAACCTTCTTGAGTTGCTATCATATTAGCTGTTTTCTCTTCTATGTTACTACCTTCTATAGTCATTTTATTTCCTATTGCTTGATTACTGGGCATGTTACTAGGTGTAAACTCACCTACTTGTGTTTCGTCTAAAGTAGAAGCACCTGCTGGTTTAATGACATTTAAATCTCCACTGAATAAAGCTCTAATGTTATTAATAGCTGCTTCAGGACTTCCTTTAATGTATTCAATAAGGTCATCACCAAACTTTTTTACATTCTCTGCTTCAGCTACAAAATCTTTTTTAGACTCAGTTGCTTTAATAATAGTATCACCTATTCCTTTTATTAAATTTAAAGATGCTTCAGGACTTCCAGCAATGTAGTCAACAAAATCATCACCAAATTTCTTAGGAGCACGTTCTCTTCGTTCATCACTGTCAAAGCTAATCAAAGATTCTACACTATTCTCAAGAGGTTCAGCTTCTGCTCTTGCTAAATCTTTTGCAACCATGTTATATAATATTTTAGGGTCTGATAGTATTTTAACTTTATCAAACATTCCTAATATATTTGTGAAATTTCCATCATTATCAGTTACTCTAATACCAACTTCTACTGGATTAATAGGGTTAGGTACTAAAGATATATCATAAGTACCTGCTTCCAAACCTTGTGTTGCTAGTATATGCTTTTGAAGTGCTGGATTATTTACAAGACTTTTATTAATCTTAGGAATAACTTCTTCAGGTTTTAAACCCATAGGTACATTTTGATATAAATGAGGAAAACCATACTTAAAGTTTTTGTTTCCAGCAGATTCTATAATAGGATAATTCTTATTAACTATTGCTATAGCTTTTTCTATGGACGTTTTTTCATCATTACCTAAAGCTCTAAAATAACGAAAGTCTTCTATAGCTTCTTTGAATATTAAAGAAGAAGTAGGTAAATCATCTATAGCAGTCCCAAAGAAAGACGTTAAATCATCTGTAACTTTCTTTGCTAAAGCTGTGGTCATCTCAGGCTCATTGTTTTTATCATAACCTTGTAAAATAGAAGCAGCTGATACATAATTAGCTTGGTTATAATCTACTTCTGTAGTGTAATCTTCTTCACTAAGAGGTTTTTCTGCTATAAATTGTGGTTGTTTAGCTTCTCTTACAATTAATAAATCAAGCCCTTCCATAAGTTTTTCTTCTTCAGGTTTAAGATAAGAACCTGTAGGAATACCAGCAGCTTTTAATATTTGATACTGTTGAAAACCTAATCTCAAAGCTTCGTTACTTTCTTCCGTGTTTGGAGTACCTCCTCGTATCTTATCTATAGTACTTTTAACAACGTTTGTCACTACCTCAGGAAGAATACCAGTTATTCTATATTGGTCTGCTTGTTGTTTAGGATTTAATTTAGTAAAAGGAACATCTGTGCCATTAACATTTACAGTGCTTCTTAATAAACCTAAACTTAATTCATCTTGACTAGCTGTTATACCAAGTGTATTGACACGTGTTCCTTTGTTTATAGCTTCTTGTACTCTAAGTTGAACAGCTGCTCCTTTATTAGCTTTAGCTATAAATGTGTCTCTCTTAGCTCGTAGTTCACTACCTTTATCTAAATTTTCTGAAGTATCTAATTGTTTAAGTTCTTCTAAAGCTGCTAGATAAATGTTATTAGGATTACTTTCTTTAACATCGTCTGCTAAACCTAGAAGAATTTTATTAACTCTTTTATAATCAGGTTTACCATCAATAGTAGGAAAAGACTTTGCATGTGTATCTACTAAATCTTTTGCTAACTCTACAGCTTTAATAGGGTTTTCTTTATTTAAAGTATCAAGAGCTATAAAGCTTTCTCTCATCTTAATGTTTTCTTGAGTTATAACATTAGATTTTTTAGCATCAGTAATATCAGAAAGAAACTTTATTTTACGTTCTTCCATATCAGCTTTATAAGTTTCAATGTGAAGTTCATCTACACCCTTATCTCTTAATTTTTCTACATAATTAAAAGTATGGTTATCTATATCAGCTATGATTGCTTCATCAGGTGTATTAATATAAGCTTCTGGATTTCTTTTATAACTATTAACCATTTGAGAATGAGTTACTAAAGCCTCAGTCTTAACTTGATTTTGTTTTTTAGTAAAATTAAAATTCTCTATACGTCTTTCACGTTTTAGTTTTTCTTCTAATTGTTTATCTGCAGCTGCTTGAACAGCAGGAGTTATAGCATTCACAAATTGAGATAAAGGTGAAAGAGTGGTTTGTTCTTGGGCTGGTGGTACATAAGTATCAACAGGACTTGCAATAGGTTTAGTAGAGATACTACTTACATCTAGCCTTTGTACTGGAGTTCTTTTTTTTGCCATGTGTTCCTCTTAAATTAAAAGCCTGTTGTAACATCTATCATTGATTTATTTGAAGTAAACGATGGATTAAAAGTACCTGAACTAGGTAAAGAAGGTTCAGATATACCACCACTAAACATCTTACTAATATTAATATCACCTTTTAAATCAATGCCAAACATTTTACCATCACCGTATTTAATATCTGCTGCTGCTGCTGCACCAATACCAGTGACTACTGCACCAATTAAACTAGGTGGTTGACCTTGTTGCATAGAGTTAATACGGTTCATAGCTTGTGCATTAAGACCAGCTTTTTCTAGTTCAACTTGTGTAAGGAGGTTCTTAATACTAGCATTATACTTTGAAACCCCTCTAAGTTCTCTGGCTTCTGTTAAAGCTATCTGCTGTTTAACTGATTTACCAGCTACTCCTGCTTCACCTGCAGTTACCTTCTGTCGTTCTTTTGTTTCTAAAGCTTTGATAGCTAAAGCCATCTTATCTTCTGCAACAGCCTCAGACTCTTGTATAGCTCGTTGGTTAAGAGATTGAATCTTTAAGTCACGTGCAGCTACTGCAGCAATCCTATTAGCTTCGTATCTTGCTTGCTGTTCTCTAGCTGCTTTTCTTTGCTCAAGAAAACCTAAAGCTGATTGCCCAATACTGAGCATGGTCATGGGTTCCATTTTATATCCTCACAAATTCTAAGAAGGGTTTATCACCTTCACCATATTTATCATGCTTTTTAATAAAAGTAAAACCTAAAAACTTTAACCATTTTATAGATAAAGTATAGTCTGCATCAACTGCATTAGTTAAAATAGCATATTTTTTATTTAATTGTTGTGTTACTTTTTTAGACTGTCTTAGAAAAGGTAACCATACCTTTGTAATAGCAGGAGTACTAAGTAGCCATATACATCCAACCATGTCAGACTGTCTGGCTACTCCATATATACCTGCTATCTCGTCTGTCTTTTTTACTAGAAATGTCCAACATTCTTCTGATATATCAAAACCTGTTTGTAGAGCTTCTTTAGTACTACCATGAGAAGCTACTACTTCTTCTTTATCTTCAGGTCTAAGATTGTTAACCAAGTAATCTATATCTTCTTGAATACTTTGTCTAACATAAACTTCCATTAGAGTCTCCTAGAACGTAATACAAAGAACCCTTCCCATTCAGCTGATTGAAAGACACAAGGAAAGTGACTAGAACTTTTTAGTACGATGCTTGTTTCATCACCATGACCTAGTACTCCAAAACGATAAGTACCTGAGTCAATACCAGCTTGGTTTAGAATGTTAGAAGCAGCACCTACAATACGTCCTGTAAAGTTTCTTACATAAGGAGTACGTTTAGAATGTGTTACTTCTGCTTGGAAGAAACCTGTGTTACTATAAACAACTGCATAGTTTCTTATATGTAGTTTACCTGTCGTTATAGCTTTGTCACCACTTTTAACAACTGGTTCAGAGAATTGATATTTAAATTCAAAAGGTACACCTGCATAGACTACTTCACTATTAGCTAGTTTACCTGCTACAGCACTTAAGTCTATAATCTTACCTGTCTGGTCTATATAAATTACACCAGCATCAGTATAAGGTATAGTTGTTAAACCACTTGTTTCTAGTTGTACTCTTCTATCTAAGTGTATACTAAACTTATTAGTAGTATAGTTAGTAGCATCATCTACAGATAAATTAATTCTTTCTAGATATAAATCATTACCTCTTTTTATCAGTAAAGTTATATCAGCACGGTTAAAAGAAACACCTATAACATCACCACTAAATGTCCAACGTGACCAAGAGGCTTGTAGCTTTTCTCTACCTCTCCAGTAATATCTATATACATATATAGCCTGTGGGTCATTATCTGTTTGTACGAGTATCATATCTTCATTAGAAGAAGCTTCTATGTTTATGACTTCTCCATCTAGATACTCAGGTACATGTGCTGTAACCTCTGTAGCATCGTTAGTGTCTGTGTCAGTGTCTACAAAGTATTCCCATAAGCCAGACCATGCTCCTCTCTTAGAAGCAAAGTAAACAAACTTACCTACCTGTGCTGGTTTAGCTCTTAGTGAAGCCTCAAACTCTGTGGTGTTAGCAATGTTAACAGTCTCAGGTGTTAGTACTGGGTCAGCAGTAAGTTTAAACTGTGTTAAATCTGAGAACAATAGTAAAGCTTCGTTAAAAGGTACAGCATGTTTAAGTATGCTAACCTTGTTAGACGAGACTGCTACATCAATAGGGTCACTGTCTACTATAGTTAATACTGATTTACGAAAGAAGTCAAAGCTTGTAAATTCACCTGCTCTAGCAAAGATAACATTCTCATCAGCTAGTACACCTAGTCTATTACGATGGAAGAATATATCACTTAGAGTAAAACCTACAAAAGAAGGATAAGAGTTTGTGTCATCATCACCTACAGTTCTTTCATCATATGTAACAGGGTCAAACTGAAAGTTACCATTGGCTAACTTAGTTAACTTGTGTGGCATTGTAGAAGCATTTAACTGGGTAAGAATGTTAGGCTCTAATGTTTCTTTCCATACTTCTTCATCTGTAAACTTTACATAGTAATCATCTTGAGCTTTTTGATTATCACCTGATACTTTAATAGTATAATTAACTGGTGCTTCTACAGGTAACTTTTTAAAGTCAGCTGTCTCATCTTTAAATACAAGTAGATGGTCTCCACCATGAGAGTCTCCTACTTCTACTTGGAAGTCAGTGCTATTTGTAGATTGAATATGTAAGACGTTACCATACTGTGTAACTGTTAAACCTGATACAGCACTACCATCAGTTATATTCTCGTAGTAAGTTGTATTAACAGCAGTTCCAGAAAAAGTATTTAAGTTAGTAGCAATCAAATCTGTTGATGCACCACGTTCTGCATTCTGTGTCTCAGAAGTTGTGTCTTGTGTTGAAGACTTTGTTGCAAATTCTACAGTACTAGTATTACCACCTTTGGTTAATACTACACGATATGTTGAAGAGTAGTCAGCTTGTTTAACATATACTAAAGCTTCTGGATTACGACTTGAAGAAGTAGCAGTTCCTTTAGCTACAATAGTATTCTTGTTAACAATAAAAGTAGAGTCTGCTATTGATACAGCTGCTAATTCTTTGTTAGGGTCAGTTAGACCACTTAAGTAAGAAGCAGCATTATTAGTTACGGTTTTAGATACACCATCTTTGTCAAACACCCTTATAGTACCTGCAGTATCTACTACCATAGAATAAAATTCATTCTCATCTCTACGAATAGTATGTATAAAAGCTTTATCTAAGTTAGAGATTGTACCTAAGTTAGCTATGTGTGAAGAACTAGGACGTTTAGATAATCCTGTTACAACATTAGACAAACCATTCTCTTGTAGTTCTGCTTGAGTACTAAGCCTTAAAGATGGTGGTTGTTGTGATACCCCATTTATAAGATTTGGGATAGATTGACTGATGAGTGCCATTAAAGTGTTCTCCGTCCCTGTCTGTCGATGATAGCATATGTGTCATAATTGTCAAAGATATTGTTATCTTCTGTTATTTGGTCAAACTCTTTTAATTGTAGTAATGCACTCTGCTCATCTCTTAGTTGAAATTCATGTAATGTACCTGAACCTACTACCCTGTCTTGGAAGACTCTAGTAGCACGTAGTACGATATATCTCTTAGCTACCTCAGGTAAGTCATCAAAGTCTAACTGTACTATTACATCTAAATATGTATTAGTCCCTATGTTAAACGTGTGGTTCTTCTTGTCATACATTTTTAAACCACGTTGTACTAAGTCAGGACTCTGTGGTGCAAGTGTAGCATCTGCTCTTAATATATTATTAGGTAGAATTATTTCACCATCTGTACTTTGAGCAAAGCTTTTGTTTAATTCTTTGTTGAAGTGCCAACCCATAGATTGTACTTCTCTGTCTATTGTGTTTAATATTGTTTCAGCTATCTCTGCTTCTATCAATCCAGATGACAGACTACTTACTGGTGCTTCTCCAATAGCAGATAACATAGTATTGACTGCATCTAGTTGTGTTGTTCCTGCCATTGCATTCTCCTATGCTTTCCATTTAGTTTTATTAGCCCAGTAAGCTGCAGATGTCTCACCCTTTTTAATATTCTTTCTATGTCTATCTTTAAAAGCTTTACGTTGTTTTGGGTTTTGATTAGTCTTAGCACCTTGTTCACCAAACCTAATCATCTTAGGCTTGTCTTGAGTTCCTATTAATACAGCATGTGACTTTGTTGAATGACTTGGAGTACGTTTAGGTATGCGTAAACCACTAAAGGTTTCTCCCCTATACTCTATACTCATTTCTTTTTCTTTCCATACTTAGCCATTATAGCAGCTACTTGTTTCTTAGGTTTACCACCAAAGGACATCTTCTTACCAGTTTCTTTGGCTTCTTTTTTAGCTTTAGCTACACCTTCTTTAGTATACTTATATTTCTTTCCACCTACTTCTGGCATAATACACTCCAATAAAAATAGAGAGAGGCTCTAGAAACCTCTCCCTGTTATTATAATTAAACTTCAAGTAATCCAATACAAGCAGCAGGACGTAATACGTTATGTCCCATTGCATACTTGGCTACCATTAGTGTACCTTGTCTATTGATTTGGTACTCTGATTCCATACCTAAGTCTAGTAGCTTAACAGTAGCTACAGCTTCAGGTGTAAAGATAAAGCCTCTCATCTTAGAAGCAATAGCCACCATGTCTGCACCATCTACAGCAGCAGTTGGTAAGTCATAGTGAGTAGTTCTACCTGAACCAGCAGTGTTAGCTAGTGGAGCATTGTCAGAAGTCTTACCTTCGTTAGCATCACCTGTAGTAAAGTTTACATATAGGTTAGATACTTTAGCATGGTTAGACATAATGACAGGCATTCCAGCAATCATAGGAACAGTAGCTCCTGCAAGATTACCGTTACCACCAAAGTCTTTATTCATATAAGTTAGCTTTGAACCGTCTGAAACATCTAGTAATGCGTAGTACTGGTCTGGAGCAAGAGCCACCACAGCACTGCTATGGTCAACGTTCTTGATATCAAACTCTTTCTTTGCATCAAAGATAGCTTTAGCTAGTTTAGCAGGGTCTATAGAATCTGCAGTAGCAGTACCAATAGTTACGTTATCAGTAAAGTCTTCTTCATCAAAGTCTTTATATCCTTGAACAAGACCTGCTGCTCTAGTTGCATTAGTTGATAATGCAGCTTTGGTTAACATTCTTGCAACGTTTCTATCAGCTTCATTAGCCAATGCAATACCAGCTTCTTTAGAGTAGATGCTTCTTACATCGTAATGATTCATAGCCTCATCAATGTTAGCAATGAACTGACTAGAGATGAGCAAGTCATCAATAGTTACAATTCTCTCACTAGCTCTGATGTTGCCACCTGTAATTTCATTCCCAGGGGTTAGGTATTCAGCTGATGCTCTACCTGTCATAGGAAATGATGCAGATTTACCCTTACTAATTGTACGAGTTCTCACTTTGTCCATTAGGACTTTCTTTTCTTCAAATGCAGTTAGGACTTCCCCAGCATATAGCTTGAGGAACAGGTCTCTAACGTCACCTGTATTATTAGTTTGACCCTGAAAGCTTACGGTGTAAGCAGGGTTTGAAGCAGCTTGTGCCATTTTTTAATTACCTCTTAGTAGTTAAGTTGAGTTGAAATTACACTCAGCATTTCTACATCCTTTCTCCAAGATTGTCCCTCGCAAGGGGTCAGGGGTAATCGTTTGTCTTTAGCTTAGTGTGTAGGAATGATATCAGTTCCTTTTAAATACACCAAGTTAATCGTGTACTTAAAAGGAAGGGGGAATACTCCCCCAACCTGAACAACAATATTAGAACAGACTTGACCTTGCTAACTTATTAGCTACCTCTTGTCTGTAGGCAGGGTCATTTGCGTATCTAGGGTCTGCCATTGCAGCAGTCATTTGTGCTGTACTTTCAAATTTCCCACCTGAAGCTCCAGAACTATTAGTACCTTGTATAAGGTTTGGTTCTGCTTCAGAACGATAACGTGCAAACATCCCTTGAACAGCAAGTTCAATCATATTTTTATCTTGCGTATTCATTGTTGCGTTAAAGGCATCTATCTCATGTTCAGGTAAGTTTTCAGAAGCCCAGTTTATCATACCAGCATACTGTTCTTCTCCACCTGTCAATGAGAATACACCTTGTTTAGTGGATTCAGCAAGAGCATCTTGTCCTGCTATCCAAGAGTCTACCATAGACTGAGGAAAACCTGCTTCTTCTAAAGCTTGATAAGCTTCCTCTGATAGTGTACCAGTATCAGCATACTCTTCTTGGAATGCTGAGAAATCTAAACCTCTATCATCTAGAAGTTCAGCAACTTCAGAGGGATTTTCAGTAGGGGATACGTCTGTTTCCTCTGTAGTTTCTTTAGGCTGACCAAGCTTTGATTCTAAAGATGCGTAAGCTTTAGCCATATCTTCTGGACTTTTAAACTTTTCAGGTAGCCATTCAGGACGTTCATCTACCTCTTCTACTCTTTCTCTGTCAAGCATAGCTTGTTGGTGCTCTTCAGACTCTGGAGCTTCTGGTTGAAAAGTATTAATTGAATCTGCCATGTATTATTATCCTTCTTCTACAGCAGCCTTTGCTAAATTAGGTGCAGCACTTTGTGCCATACCTGCTACTGCTTGTTGTTCTAACATTGCTTGTTGTTGTTGTTGCATCATCATCTGTTCTTGCATCTTCTGCTCTTCAGATTTAATTAAGCCAGAAGTATCAATTCCTAATGATGCTGCTAGTCTGTCTATATAATCATTTACATTCATCTCACTAGCAATAATCTCTTGACCTAATGGCTGTAGATATTGCAAGAATGTAGCTAATTTGTTTAAGTCTTGTCCACGTCCTAGTGCTTCAATACCTGTAACTACTGTAGGCTTGATGCTATCCTTAGGCATACGTGGCATTTTACCTTGCTTCGTTAATGAATCAAGTAGTAAGTTTATTAAGGGTAACTGAAACTCTTGTGATAGTATAGAGTATACACCACCTAAAGAAGTCTCTAGTTCTTGTGCCATGAAACGTATCTCTTCTGCTGTAACACGTTCTGCCTGTCTTTGTACACTAGTGTTTAACAAGAAGGCTGCACTTAATCTATCGTTAATCATCCTCATAGTTTCTAATGCTACACGAAAGTCACTAGCTTTTTGTACTTGTAATGTTGAAACGTCATTAACATCACCTGCTATGAAAGCACCATTAGGAGCTTTAGCTAGACTACTAGACTTTGTTGTACCATTGGGACGTACAAGAAATAATACCTTAGAAGAAGCAGCTGAACCTTGTACGATAGACTGAGTTAAAGCTTCTAAACTACGTAGGTCACCTAAGTATTCTTCTATAAAACCTCTACCATAATCCTCACCATCAATACGTATGAACCGTAATGGTATATAAGGGTTTTGGTCTTTCTTAAACATGCCTCGTGAGTTAGGTACTTCTATACCTGCTACCTCTTGGTATACTTCCCACCCTTTATCAACTAGACATACCTTAGTATACAAGTCATAGTTCTTTACAGGTGAGTCTGACTCAGGTAATAATACCTTTACTGACTCAGGTAAGTTTAAGACATTAAGACTTTCCTTAGTAATAACCTCAAGTAGGTTACCCATTGTATCACGTTTAGTAACATAACGGTCAGGTCTGTACACCTTCATACCACCTTCTTTAGGCATGTACACTAGTGAGTTACCTGTTACTATAAGGAGTTTAAGGGCTTCAAAAGCTGGTACTCTAATAGCTTTAGACTCTATCTCTGCCATAGCTGCACGTTCAATACGTGCTAGTCCTTCTTCAACTTGACCTCTGTTATCACCAGCTATAGCTTGTAAATCAAAGTCATCAATAGTTAAACGAAAGAAAGGACTGTTAGGTGGTAGTAGTGCAAGTAGTAATTTAGATGCTAAGTTATTTACACCTCTTGCTCCAATACCTTGATAAGGTGTAGGATATATAGACGAACTACTATGTCCTTCCTCTGGTAAAAGAGTAGGTATAGTTAGTTTAGCAGCTTCACGTCCTCTCTCAAGGAACGTATCTCGTTCACTTTCAAGTTGACCATAACGTTTAGCCACACTTCCTGTTTCCATTTCCATATCTTATTCCTTAGGTATACCCCCTTCTATAAAGGGCATTAGTTGAACTTTTTTCTTTTTATATTTACTGTCTGAGACAGCTTCAGTTTCTTCAGGCTCTTCGTCATTGAAAGGCATAGTGGTATTCTGGTCTATATCTTTAGAATCTCTACCCATAAGCTTCTTCATTTCACCTGTATTATAAGTTGCTATTAAACCACCCATATTATTATCCTTTTGGTATGTTTAGTCCAGAGCCTTTACCAGCTATTTCTTTTGTAGGTTGTATTTTAAGGTCTGTTCTTAATTGTTTCTTACCTTTACGTACTCGTCTTAGCTTCTTAGCTTCACCTGTTGTTACAGTTTCTACTTCTTCTCCTTGTTCTCTAGGAGCAGCTGTTTTAGCTTCAGGTTTTGGAGCAGGAGCAGGAGCAGGTTTGGGTTTAGGTTTACTTACTATTTTCTTAATAGGTTCAGTAACTTTCTTAACCACTTTCTTAACTGGTTTTTCTATAGGCTCTACTACTTTTTTCTCTATATCTTTAGGTAAGTCTTTTACTTCTTTAGTAACTTTCTTAACAACCTTCTTAACTTTTTTAGCTATTTTTTTAATTGGTTTTGCTGGTGCTCCCATAACATTACCCCTTTGGTATTTGTAAACCAGACCCCTGACT